CTTGGTGCCAGCGACGAGATTGACGACCGCCGTCTTGACGCACGCATCGGGCTTGTAGAAGCAGACCTCGCGCACGGCGTCGGTGATGTACTGGAGCTTCTCGGCGAGCGGCCAGCGGATGTGAGTCGTGTCCTGGAGCAACTGCCCCACGCGAGTTACGACATCATTTACTTGGATTGCAGNCATAAAAAAGCCCCTGTGCGGTAATTGCAGCAGAGGCTAATTGGATTGACCTTTCGGGGGTGCCCTTACGGGACTGCGCGCGTCCTGAGTCGCCCACGATGCACGCCGACCTGAGCCTGTGCCCGCGCACGACCGAGGCCGAACTGATATTGCTGCTCGGCAATCTGCGCCTGATTGATGTCGCCGTAGGTCAGCGCCAATCGTTGCCGTGCCGCTGCTGCAATCGGCTCTTTCCAGTAGCGCACAAGGCCGTCATCGAGCGTGGTCGCGGTGTCCTTGGGCTCAAGCGCCACCCGCAGCACGATGGAGGCGCCCTCTTCCGGCGTGCTCACCAGACGAACGATGCGCGGGATCGGCTGCACAAACCCCGTCACCTCGCCAATCTTGGCGATGTCGCTTCCCGCAAGCAGCGCTCGGTCAAGGTGTTCGTCTGCCTTCACTGCGGCCAGCACGCGAATGGGTTCGGCGTTCGATACGGGCTCAACGTCATATTCAGCCACGCCCGCAATCACATAGATCGGGTCTGTGTTTTCCTGCCACACCAGCGAATCCCGGCAAAACTGAATCGCACCGTCGAGAATCGCTCGATCAACTGCAAGCTCCGGCACGTTCGGGAAGTGCGGGACGACGTAGGGGTAGAGAGCGGAGAGCGCAGCCATTTATCGCACTCGCTTACCCATCGTCAGGCGCACAGTGTCGAGCAGTTCAGCTTTCTTGACCGAAGTGTCGAGCTTCACGCCAAAGTTGCGATGCGCGTACTGCGCCAGTTGATCCTTCGTCATGGCTTACCAGATTCACCAGCGGCGGCAGGTCTTCCACTTTCTCGCGCGGTTGTTCTTCGACCTTGATCTTCGACTTGTACTTGCGCGCATCCTCAAACTCGGGATGGCGCAGCAGCTTGACCGCGATGTGCTCGGGCACGTCGTCGCGGGTGTCGCCAATCTCCCAATGCAGCTTGGAGCCGTAAAGATGATCGGTATAGGGCTTGGGGCCGTTGTACTTGATGGCAATGGGCATGATCGCTCCTTTGCGAGGGTTGTACGGCAAGCGCACGAATAGGGGTGCGCTTGAAACAAGAAAGGGAGCCGAAGCCCCCTTTCTCTCACTTACTACCGACTACGATCAGGTCAGCGAGACAACCGAGTCGAACACCATGACGCCGTGGTCCTTGACGTGGGTGCCGCCCAGGTTGAAGCGCAGCTTTGCCTTTCCGCCCATGCAATCGCCGCCGACTTCCATCGCGCGCCCGAAGTTGTACGGGCTTTCGAGCCAGTCGAAGTGGTAGTCGCTGCCCTTGTTCTTGCCGTAGGCATTGCCCAGCGCCTGAGCACCGAGAAGAATCGCACGATCCACCGCGAAGCCTGCGGTGATTCCGGCCGGCAGGGCGGTGGCAGTGCCGGTGCCGGTGGCCTTGTCGGCGACCAGGACGGAGGTGATCGAGCTGCCGGTGCCGTGACGGATGGCGCGGTTGAGCTTCTTCACCAGGATGCCGTTCCACATGCCGACTTCACCCTTGAACAGCGGGTGCTTGGAGCCGTAGGAGGCGCGGTTCCATGCGTTCTGCTGGAAGGTATCGGATGTCGTTGCTGGTGGCCTTGAGCAGATGCGAGTACTGACGCGGGGACACGTACAGAACCCACATCGGCTCATCCGCAGCAGCGGGGTCATCAGCGATCTTGACCGGCTGAAGCGGGAAAGCCATTTCGTCCAGCATGGTACGCATGTTGTCGATGGACTCAAGCGTCAGCACGTCGGCGGTTGCGATGGCGCCGATGTTGGCTGCGGACGGGATCACCAGCGAAGCACCGCCCGCATCGACCAGGTAGTGACTCTCGTAGGTGGGCGGGGTGACGGTGTTGACCATGATCGCGCCGAAATCGCCGTCCGAAGACAGCGGGACGACCCAATCGTCGTTCACTTCGGTGCCGCGCGCACCGGCCAGATGCACGAGGCTGGTCTGGTCGTCCAGGCGGGCGAAGTAGCTGGTGAGGTTCGCTATGGCGATGTTGCGCAGATCATGGACGGTGCGTTGCTGGCTCATCTTGCCGCCCGCATCCACAACCTTCGTGGCGAGGTCGATTTTGATGTCCATCGACGCATTGGTGAGCGCAACGCCAGTGCCTTCGGCGTCCGCATCGCCCATCGTGGGCTTGCCGCCGATAGTGCCGAACACATCAACGCTCACCTTGTCGCCTGCGGTCTTGCTCAGGTCGGTGATGCGGACAATCGGCATGTCCTTCGAGGTTTGCGCCTTGAGCTTGTTGATCGCGTCGCCAGTGCTCGGCGCGGGACCAGTCAGGGCGCGCGAGAAGCCGGGTTGCTTTTGGGTCTGCGCAAAGAGCGCAACCGAGAAGAGTTTGCGTGCAAGCGCCGAGTTCGACGCCACTGCGGTGTTAAAGCTGCCAGTCGAGGCCATTTGAAGGCTCCTATTTCACGAATTGGGTGTTAGCCAAGTCGCGCCAGCAGTGCGGTGATCTGGTCGGGGGTCATGTTCGCCATCTGTGCGCCAAGTCGGTCGGCTGACATCTGTGCGAACTCCTCAACCGGATCGGAGGGCGGGACCGCACCACCCGGAATATCCGAGAGGGTACGGGGCGCACTCTTCGCCGCTGCTGCCGCTTTCTTGGCGGGCTTTTCTTGGGGCTGGGCCTGAGCACGCGGCGCTGCTTGATCGGGGCCATAGAAGGCATCCACGATTTCCACAGCCTTTGCCAATCGCTGCTCTAGCGTCAGCCCTCGATGCGCTGGCGAAGCCTGCAACTTGGTGTCTGCCTCGATAGCAGCGGCCCATCGGTCGGGGTCGTTGTGCTCCCAATGCAATAGCGTTGGGTTGGCATCTACGGCTGCCCGGACCTCGGACATGCTTGCTTCCTGCCGCTGGCGGTCTTCCTGTTCGATTCGCTGCGACACGGACTGCAACTGCTGTTCGAGCTTGCGCGTGTGTTCGAGCAGCTTTGCGACTGCCGGGAAGTCTTCGGCCATCTGGTCGAGTTCGTCGGGTGACGCCTCTCCTTGTGCCTGTTCCTGCGGCTTGCCGGTCTGCTGCATCGCTTCGATGCGCGCTTGAAGCTCCTGCATCGCTTGCTCGGCGGCTTTGCGGCGTTCCCGTTCCGACTTGAGTACGTCGTAGGGGATCGTGTGCTTGCCGTCCTTGCTCGCAATCGGGGCTTCTTCATCCACCTGTTGCGGTGCTTCTTCGGTCTTTTCGTCCTCGCCTTTGGCTTCTTCCACGCCGGCTGTCGCGTCGTTTTCAGCCTGTTCGGGTGCCGGGTTGCCTTCCATCTGAGCCATCAAGGCCGCGATCTGATCGGGGTCCGTAGGCATTTCGTCCGGGTTGGCGGCGTAGTAGTCCAAGTCCTTCAGTGCATCAGTCATTCCATTTCCTCTATCGGTCGGAGTCCGTCAGTGGCTCGGCGCGCCCGTAACGCAGGGCTGCGTAGCGCATTGCCATTGATGCTATTTAGCGAACAATCTGATTTAGGGGTGCCCTTATGAACCGTTTTTGGAACAATCAAGACGAAAAAAAGCCCGTCACTTGGACGGGCGTAACCTCGGGATAGGGAGGAAGGACTAGAACTGAGGCTGCATTGGCTGCGGACTGGCGAGCGCCATTGCTTTGCCGGCTGTCTCAGCACGGGTTTGCTGGGTTTCGGCGCGCAGGTTGGCGATCTCCGCATCAACCTTTTGCGCCTTGATGTCCAGGTCACGCTCTTTCAGTGCGCGGTCGGCTTCCTTGTCCTGCACCGCGGCCATCGCTTGCTGAAGCTGGGCCTGCATCTGCTCCAAGGCTTGCATCATCTGCTGCTTCTCGGGGTCGGGCTGCTGGCCCTCTTCGCCTAGGCCCATCACCTTGCGCGCGAGGTCGGCCATTTCCTGACGCTTCGGAATCTCGGTGGATTCGAGGTAGTACGGCACCATCGCAGCCTGGAGTTGCGGCGGGAGCGACTTCATCACCTCGGCCAGCATCGTCATGGCTTGGGCGCGATAAGCTGGCGTACTCGGAACGTCGGCCAGTGCGACCTTGAACAGCGCCTTGCTCACATCGTTCTCGCGGTACTCCATGCCGGTCAGCGAGTCGATCACCGGGCGATTGATTACGACGGGCTTTTGCCGACCGTCTTCACCGGCCATGATCGTCACTTCCTGGCCCGCGAGGTCTTGCGCGATCAGTTCCATCAAGCGCTGCCCGACCAGCTGCCGCGCAAAACGGTAGTTGTCGAGGATGTCGGCCTGCATCCCGTTGCCCTGATCGACAAGGGACTGGATCGCCGTACCAGACTTCGCGCCATCGGTCGCGCCGAGCATCGAGTTGTAGAGGCCGGCAACGCGCTGCATCTGGTCGCCAGCATCGGCCATCACGTTGAACTGCTGCGCGGTCAGGGCTAGGTCAGTCTCGACCATCACCGCGTTGCCATTGCGACGGTTCGGGTTCGTGACGATCAGCGCATCGGGGCGCGCAACTTCGTCTGCGAGGTCATTGAAGTCGTTGTAGTTCTGGTCGAGCGCATCACTGTCCGCCTGAACCCGCTTTGCAGCCAGCAGCCATTGCAGCTTCGAGCGGCGGGCGTTGATCTCGCGCTGGAGCGGCACGAGGTCACGGATGATGCCGTAGGGAACGCGAGACTTGTCCTCTCGATAGCCCCAGAACGGCACATAGGGCATCTGGTTCTTGCCGTAGTCCTCATCTTGGAGTTTGTGCGGACCAACCCACAACGAGACTCTGAGCTTGGTATAGACGGCCTTCTTGACCGTCGCATAACCTTCATTGACGGCGAGGACGTGGATGGGATTCTTTTTGTCGTACTCGACCGTCCTGCCATCGGGCAGCGTGATCACCTTGCCCGAGACCGGCACGCGATACCAGATTTCACGCAAGCAGACCATGCGGGTGTCGGTGTGGCGCCAGTCCTGGTCGTACCAGCCCGATGATGTCTCGGTGTCGTAGGCACGGGATAGGTTGTCGTCCAGGTGGCGCAGTTCCAGGAACTCCGGCGCCCAGCCCGACGATGCCGCACGAATCAGCGTGGAATCCTCGGGGAAATAGGCGCACACGGTATCGACTGGATACCACTTCTCGCGCACGAGGTAGCGAGCGTCCGAAAGATCGCGCTTTCTTGCGTGCCAGTCCCAATAGATTTCGTTGCGGTCAACATCTTCGACACGGTACGGGTAGCCGAACGGGTCGGCGTTGCGCGTGACGGCCACCCATCCGATACCTGCTTTGATCTGGCACGCGAAAGCCTCGGAGCACGCCATGTCGGCCTGTGTCTCGCGCTCGGCCTCGAACAGCTTGGCGGACATCGCTTCGCACAGCTCTTGCTGCTCGTCGGAGTCGGCCTGCACGCGCCAGTCGGCGCGAGTCTTCGCNTNGANNCCAAGCAGCGAATTGACCAGCGGCTTGATCTGATTGACCACGACCGGGGCGATTCCTCTGCGGTCGTACTCTTCCTTCTCTTCGACCGTGAGCTGGTTGCCGTCGTAGAACGCAGCGCACCGATCACCTTCGATGCGCCAATGCGGCTGTCGTCGGATGTCTTCGACTATCTGCTGATATTGCAGTGTCGTCATTCCGCTGGTGTCGGGGCTGCGTTCGTCTTTCTCTTGCATCGCGGTCGCGCTTTAAGGGTGTTTTGGGCGGACTTTGGCGCAGATCAAGGCTTGGGGGTGCCCTTAGATCACCGTTGTGGGCCTGCGGGTGCGGCGGTCGCCTCGGCTCGCTTTGAATGCCTCATCAACCTTGCGCGGCTCTCGCAGACTCACGGCAAGGTATCTCCAAGCGTCGGCGGTGTGGCTTGACCAGTCATGTACGGGCGTCGGGCGGAAGGTGCGGTTCTTGTCGTCGTAGGCTCTGCGGTAGTGCGCTAGCGCCTCTAGCCCTTGCTTGCACTTCTCAGCGTCGAAGTAACACCGTGGCAGCAACATCTTCGCGGCGTTGATGCCCTCCTCAATGCCAAGCTTCGGGGCTATATCGAATGCAATGCCAAGGCTCGCCGCAATTTCAAGGCGGCTTTTCCCGCTACCGAGTTCACGCACCATGATGTCGTGCGGGGCGACGTGGCGACCGTAGTTGTAGCCCTTGCTGCTCAGGACTTGCGCAAAGTGGTCCAGCCCTGCACCGCCTGTCTCGTAATGGTCGATGATGCGAACCTGAGCGCCCGCCTGCTGCGCGAACCAGATCGACGTGGCGTCACCGACACCAAGGTCCCAAAAAGTCTCAACCGGCAGCGTCGGATCGTATGGAACGACGGCGATTCTGCCGCTGTTGCGTGCCGCACCAATCTCATCGCCATAGATCGCGCCAACAATCGCGGCCTCGAATGAGCACTCAAACTCCTGCGCGAACTGCGCTTCGGTCATTTCCAGGCGAGCAGCAGCCAGCTCTTCCGGGTCAAGGATGCCGGTGTCTGATGCTCGCATCACCGCCCAAAACCAAGCTGGGTCAAGTTTCGCGCGCTCTAGCTGCTCATAGAACGCATCGTGCCCTTTTGGCGTACCGATCCATGTTGCCCATCCTTGCCGGTCCGCCAGCGCGGGGCGAATCACCGTGCTCCACACACCTTCGCGCATGTCGGCCACCTCATCGAGCACCACACCATCCAGATAGATGCCGCGCAGCGAGTCAGGGTTATCCGCGCCATACAGTCGGATGCGCGCCCCGTTGATTAGCTCTACGGACAGTTCGGACTCGCTGATTTTTGCTGCGATGGGGCCAGCGAACTGCTTGGCGTAGTCCCACGCAACCTGCTTTGTCTTGGTGGTAGTACGGCGCGACGTAAGCGTATCGCCCGTCCTTGCGTCCATCGGTAACAGCCCTGCGGATCAGGTCGTTCAGCGTCGAAACAGTCTTGCCTGCCCTTCGGTGGGCAACGAGGATTGCGAACCGTTGTGCGCGCTTGTGAAACGGCTTGAACACCTCGCGCGGCTTGTACGGAATCGTGATGCGATGCTCAATCATCAGCCCATCCGATCACAAACTTCATCGGCCCGCCATCCTTGCCGGTGATCTCGTGCTGCTGCACTTCCTTCCAGCGCATCTGGGTCTTGGACCACCAGATGGCTGCAGTTGTGTCACCTGCCATCACCTTGCTGAACAGCGTCTTGCCGACCTGGGCATTTGCCTTGGCTTTGCCAGAGATCAGCTCCTGGGCAAAGTGCTTGCGCAGGGTGTCGGTGTCGATGCCGTCGCGCACCAGAACTGCGATCTGCTCGATGGGCAGGCCGTAGCCGGACAGGGCTTCGACCTGTTTGCGCTCGGAGTCGGTGGGCACAAAAGCCGGTCGTCCAGCGCCTGGCATGGCACCTCCAGTGCCTGGCCGAGCACCTCCGCGCTTTTTTGGAACCGATTTTTCTTCAACCTTGGGTTTCTTC